TGTATCCTATCAAACACAAAGGCAATATCCTTCTTGCCCGTCTTTAAGATATAGAAATAGAAGTCAGCCTTAGACTTTAAGATACCCGAATCACAATCCCTTGTTGTACTTCTAAACTCAATGTATAGATTAGGGTGTTCGGGAGTACCTCTACGAGCAGCCCACATATAAGCCTTGCTATCGTACTTCACTTCAATGGTAACAACTCTATCACCTTTTGTAGCCTTAACATCCCAATCGTAGAAGAGTTTCTTTGGAGCCTCCTCAACCTCGTAACCCTTTCCTTTAAGGTATTTCATTACGATATCTTGACCATAATCTCCAGAGATACTTGCTTTTACGAATGTGTTCCTACTCATTTCTTTTGTCTTAGGGCAACCTTCAGCAGTATCAAGTAACCAATTAAATCTTGTACAGTATCTTCAGTTTCATCTGTGATACCACGCATCTTGATTCGCATAAGCTTATCATCAATGCGACAGCATAGGTTATGAACAGCATCACCACCTGCAAAGATACCCGCTGGGTTTAGTGCTGAATCACCATACGCTTCATTCTTTAGAAGAAGAAGTTTAGTAACTGCTTCTGATTCTTCAAGTATTAAATCTCTTGTATCCATAAAACTAATATACTAACTAATCTAATAGGTCTACCTCAACCTTGTATATTTTCCTAACATTGTCTTTTTCAATGACTAACCTACCACTTGAGGGGTTAAAGAATATATATCCAAATCCCCCTTCAATTCCTGTGTAGTCAGAGATATCTACCTTAAAGATGTTATCGTTTATAGATAAACTTCCGTTAGGCATAACCTCCACCTTCTTAGCAGAGGGTACATTGAATCTAAGGTATGCCCTAATCAATTCTGCAAATGCCTTTCTTCTATCAAGAATTAGGCTGTGGATAGGCGTACTGCTTTTCTCCTCTGCTGTCAAGTTCATAGTATCTGTTTTTCATTTTGTCATAATATAAAGTAACTGTCCCAAGCTTACCAACAATCTTTGGTTTAGCCTTAACAATTGTAATCTCCACTTGATTAGGTTCGTAGGGTACACCATTGCCATCCTCTAATCCGTAGGGGCAACGCCATACATTAACAACCATCATACCCTTACGAGACCATTGCATACCTCCTGCGATATCATTCATCGTAGGCTTATCAACATAGGGAACACCACTCTTGTACTTCGCTTGTTGGTGTTTAGTGTGTACTGTTACAATGGTGTGGTAATCTTTCTCAGCTGAGTGCTTACGAATCTTTGTGAGTACCTGCCCAATAGCAATGTCATCACGAACACCACTGGCTACATCAGTCTTAATCTCCGTGAATGGGTCAATCATACACCCATCAATAGTGATGAAGTTGTCTGCTTCTATTTGGTCTACAGCTGTGTAGAATCCTTCTACGCTGAGGTCTTGTAGTCCACTATCAATGATGTAGAAATGGTCATTGATAAAGGATATAGCTTTCTCTGTTTCCTCATCTGTTGCAGTGAGGTGGTCATTAATTAGGAAGGGCTTACGCAGGTATACCCAAAGCAGTTCAGCAAACACCTCTGTAGGCGAGCCTGTCTCGGGAGTATATACTGCCCACTTCCAACCACTGTACTCCGATAGGTTCATCATCAGTTCAAATCCAAACTGCGACTTACCTTGGTGGGCACCAGCATAGATGTATGTGGTGCTACCTTTCTTAACTGAGTACTTGTCAAACAAGGAATCAAATCCTGTCCAAGCACCCTTCTTAACTCCCTCCTTGCGAAGTGTAGATAGTGAGTCTACTACATCTTCTGCTTTGTAAATAATGTTTCTCATCGCTCTTGTTTATTATTGTCCGAATTCTTTCTCGTAATCGCTCTCTTTATGTGCAAAGGATTTGCTTATTTCTTTTCTATAGAACTCCTCTGATACATAGAAATCATAAACTGCTTTACCTGTTGCACCTACATAAGACATCATCTTAGCCATCATCTCTGGATTACGATTGATAGCATTGATATCCTTGGCTCTTGTAACAAACTGAAAGGGTCTGTCGGGTGTGCCTAAATGCATATTGGTGTATCCGTTACCTACCTTCTTCTTCCAAGATAAGCGAACACCTACATCATAAATTGTTTGTCCGTCACTCATATTACATTTTTATTAGTCGTAGCCTCCGTTGGTATTTACGAATCAACAGTGCTGAGTTTATTATTTGTTTCTGCAAGTCCTCTGTCCATCCAAATCTACTGGCTTGTATGGTAAGATTAACATTGTCAATCATAAGCATTGACAAGAACTTCTCTAACTCTCTAACGTGCTTTCTCTTGCGTGTCATTTCTCTTTGGTGTTAAGTTCTTCCTTTAGCCTTTTATCAAAATATGCAAATACATCTTCTTGACTCCCAAAAAGAACAAGGTGCAAAGGTATTTTTTTAGGGTTAGTCGCTTTTTTGTAGGCTTTAGCCCATTCTTTAATCTTCATTTCTCTTCGGTGTTAAAGGTTATAATACTTTGTATTAGTCATCTCATCCCTCTCTTCTTTACTCAAAAAGAATAGGTTAAGAAGTGATAACCCCGTAATGAAAGCCATAAATGAAACAAACTTTTCTGCTCTCTCCATATTTTTAGGGTCTTCTTTTTTACACTGCTTGTATTTCTGTTCTAATTTCTCTTGTAGTGTCATTTCTCTTTTGTTTTAAAGGTTTCTATTTTACACTTTGTGTGCCTTTTGTTTTACACTTTGTGGAGATTTAAGGCTCATCGTTGTGAGCATTTGCAATTCGCGAATTAAGAAGCGTTATCCTCATCTTTACCAGCTCTATACTCGTCTACCTCAGCGCGAAGCATTGCCAGCTCTTCTAAATCCATACCCAGGATAAGCTCTATATTACTTTGGATCTTAGTAAGCAGCTCCGGGTCTTCTTTGTCTAAGCTGCTTAGGGGGTTTCTTAGCGTGCGCTCTAGTAAGTCTTCTAGCTTATTCATTAAGTACTTAAGCTGCAGCTTATATAAGCTCGTACCTCTTAAGTTATCCATCTGCTCTAGCGTTGCCTGCATTAAAGCTACAAGCTTTACGCCTTCTTTGAATTTGTTGTATCTAACCACGTCTTAAAATTTTAGCCACCTTCTGCGGCGTTCGTACTTTCTTATAAGGCCTCCTAGGTTCTCTAGGTGCTTCGTTACTTTCTCGTTATACTCGGTAGCACTTGCTGCTATTACCGTGTTTATGATCTCCCAGCGAACCGATGCTAAGTACTTATTTACATACCGTAAATGGCGCTTTTTTCTTAGGTAATTACTTACGCTCTTTTTCACAATTTTAGTCTTTTAATTTTACGCTTTTTCGGCTTCCGCTTTCCGGGTCGGAGCGTCGCCTCTAAAAGCTTATAGTCTTTAGCTGGTTTTTTAGTCCTGCTTTCTATAAGCTGTAACAGTTGTTTTTCTTCCATAAAAATTAAAGAAGGGGGCCGGGCTTAACAACAACAAAAAACTACTACTAGCCGTAAAGGCCATAGAATACCGGCCCCCTATTTTTATAGTTCTCCGTATATAATATAAGAGCTTAACGGTCTTCCCTCTATAAAGTACTCGCGGTAGATCTCGATAGCTTTAGCTACCTTCTCCTTACCACTCTTTATAAATTCGGGAGTAGTTGTAAATACTCCGACGTCGTAGCTGCTCTTATCTACTACTAAGAAAGTAAACTCTTCTAGACCGAAGAGATGCGTATAAATAGCCGCCTGGGCATCGTAGCCGAAAGAGTAAGCATTCCACTTAAACTTATGAATATCGGCTGTAGTCTTTAAGTCTACAATACGCGTTCCTTTATGTAGTATATCCGCTTTAGCTCTAAAGGGTAGGCCCATTATAGAACCTGCTACGGGTACCTCAGTAGCTGCTCCGTAGATCATCTCCCAAGCTTCGGGGCAGTCCTTTACCGCTCGCGCTACCTTCTTCGCTGTAGCGATCTCTATAGAGGTAAAGGTATTCTCTCCGCCAAACTCTAGCGCAGCGTCCTTATACGCTTTCGCTGTTCTGCTCTTTACGTCTATTACGTTGAGGGTCTCCTCCTTATGAGGCTCCAGTAAAAGCAGGTGTATAAGCTTACCCTCTCTTAAGGCCTTGGTCTCTTGCTGCTGATCCTTTAGGCTCGCTTCGTAAGCCTTCGGGCTCTGCAGTAGCTTCTTAAGGCTGGAGCTGCTTAGTGCTGCCTTACCTAGGTAGCCGTAGTAAAACTCGTCCTTAAGCATCTCGTCCAGGAGCTCGTTATAGTCCCAGCTTTGCCCGTCTAAGAGCTTTATCGTACGTGCCATCGCTTTGTATTTTATCTATTCTACTTTCGTACTTCTCCTCTATAAGGCGTACGTCTAATAACCCGGTAATCTCCTTTAGCAGCTCGTCCTTCTTACTGTCCGAGAGCACGCGCCAGTTATGGCGCAAGTGCTCTGCGAACGTGTAAGCTAACTTAACGCGGTCTGCCGTGTAGTTAGTTAAATACATCGCTTAAAAAGGCAATGAATCTTCCGTGTCCCAAGCCGTAGCAGGTGCTGCAGGAGCTGGCGTAGGTATAGAAGCTTGCGCTGCTAGATCTGCCGACGGCGTTTGCTGTACTTGAGCTGGTGCGCTTTCCCCTTTTAACCACGTGGTGAAGTAGTCCGCTAAAAAAGTAATCTGCTCCTTAGTAGCCTTCGATCCATTTAGGAAAGTACAAGCTGCGTTAAGGGCGTGCTGCTTACTGTAGTCCTTACTTCCACCACCGTAAGAAGCTTTAGCGCCTCCGGTGTTATTGCTGTAGCTTCCGCCCATTGGGTTAGGCTTGTTAAGCTTTAGCTTTCCTG